GATGGAATTCATTCCAAGAATGAGCGCAAATTGTAACCCCGGTTATGAGTGACTCGTAATCACTAACCGGGTCGCACCCGTGACGCTGTAACAAGATCGCGTGACCCAACGAGAAAGGCTTTAGACGTAAACCAAGAACCGTGTAGGGTTCGGGATCAATCGCAAATAAAAACCGCTCGTTGACTTTATTGGACACACTTAATTTGCTGAAATTGTGTTTGAATCTTGAACCGCGCTTGATGCGTCGATTCCTGTTGTTTCATTATTCGAATCAAATCGTTGCAAAGTCACATCAAACGACACAACGTCGGATTGACTTTTTGCTTTGCTTGCACTTGTCACAATATAATTATGATAACGATACGACGAACTTTGCGCTTTACTGCCAAGGTCACCGTCAAAAGTGTTCGCGCCGTGCGGCTCTTTAACAACGGCACGGTCGCCAATTGCTGGTAGTACATTTGCGGCGTTTGCTTTTGCTAGTGTTGACCCGCTAGGATAACACGTTAAAGATATTTCACGATTTCGATCCGATATTACTTGTCCAATAGTTGCCCCGGATTCATCTCGTAATTGAACCGTTTCACCCGCTTTGCTTACACTTTGACCAGTGAAGCGCCATTTACCTTTAGCGCCGCTCGAGGTTGAGTGATCGTTGTCGGTCCAACTTGAAGCCGATGAAGACGCGACAGTTTTAAGAATAATCCCGGTTGAGGATATTCCAAACACAACACCGAGACCTTTTTGGACTGCCATAATTTAAGAAATGGTTGCAGATATGTCGCTTGAATATTTTGTAACTTCTACGTCGAATGATGTAACGTCGGTGTTTGATTTGCTTTTGGACGAACTTGTTACAACGTAGTTGCCGCCAATATCTGAATCACTTGAGTCTGTAATAACACACGCGTCACCAATATCCGGCAAAGTGTTTGCTGTAACTGCATTGGCTAAAGATGTGCCATTGGGGTAAACCGTCAGGCCAATGACGTCACGCGGATCATAAACGACCATACCTTTGGTCTCACCGTCTTTATCGCGTACAACAACAGTTTCAGCCTCTTTTGACACCGATTGCCCTGTCACATTCCATGTTCTAGCTTGTCCGCCAATTGTGATTGCTGAACTACTAATTCCGAATACGACCCCTAAACCTTTTTGGACTGCCATAGTTTAAAACTTTCCGTTTTTATTTGTGTTATTGGTAGCGGTTATAAATTTTTTAAACATGAAATTAAATCGTATTCAATTGAATCCTCAAGAGTCCGACCATCAGTCCCGCTTGTTTGCCCTCGATCAATTACACCTATAACAGTAAAATTTGTAACTTTACTTGATAACGTAGTTGCCAAATTATCGGTTTTAAATAGATCAATAACTGTTTCAGCCAATGCATTATGATTTGTCAAAGCGTTTGTAGCTCCGGCGTCATTGTCAGCCGTTGATTTAATTGTGATTCTTGCTCGGCACGTATAATTTCCCGTTCCTGACAATGTTTCTTCGCCTCCGTCACATTGCACAATTGCACATGGCAAAAGTTTGGTTTCATCATCTGCCCCGGTGTAAACGTTTGAAACCGGCGGACTTGATTCGTCGTCAATAATTTTTTTTAATGCTGATTCAATTGTTGCGTTTAAACTAGCCATTAGAATTTTATAAATTTTGCAGCACCAGTTGTGAATTTACCGGCCGCACTTGCTCGAAATATTCGTTTGGTTTGTGACTCCATTCTTGTTTGACGGTTTGAATATACTTGTTTCAATATCCGAGCCGACATACCGGTTGAATTTATGTAAGACACATTATTTGAAAATTGAATAAATTTTTCTTGAACTTTTTTGCCGAGTTTTTGTTTATATGATCCCGGCGCATCATGGCGGGAAATCCAGCGTTGCACCTTTAAACCTAATTTGTAAGATGCAGTAGACCAACCGTCTTTAAGGTATCCCACACGACTTTTAATTTGTTTTTTGTACCGATCGAGATTTGCGTAGGGCACGACCATTCGAACTTGTTCTTTCCATCGCCCAATGTCTTTTGAATATTTTCCGCCGCCTTTTACCCTACCTCGATTCCGTCCACCTTTTCCCCCGCTCGAGTTACCGGATCGGAGACGTGATTTGTGAAACGGTTCCATGTCTGACATCGACGTCGAAGAGTCCGCCCAATCTTGTAAAAATGTGTCACCTTTTTTTGTTTTAAATTCACGAACTATAAAACGCCTAGATCCTCCATTTGCAGCAATGCTTGAATTAATGAAACCTTCTGAAGCTGTAGAAAAAACATTGTTTAAATCGCGCTCAATTGCGTTCTCTCCGGCTTTTAAATGTTTTCTCGATGTTGCGCTGCCAAACTTGTGAAAAGGCGGTGTTAGCGAAATGGCGTCTTTAATTGCAAGCTTGGCTTGTTCTTGTAAAATAGTGTCTAAAGTTTTGTCAGTAATAGCGGCAAGTTCACGGATTGCTTTATTTAATCCACTGATATCAACTTTTGATTGTAATTGCATTTTTACAATGTTGGATCAATGCAAATGAGACGAATAAACGCGCCCGAAGTGTCAAATACAACCTCGTCAATTTTATAAGTTACAGTTTCAAAAACTACTGATTGACCGGGTTGAGGAAGAGCGCCGGTGAATAAAGCTTTGCGGATTGTAAACGAAATAGTTGACTCACCCGAAAAACCTCCCGGTCCAAGTTCGTTTTGTTTTGATAAACCTGATGCGTTGCAAGCGTAAGTTGTTGCATTCCATGTTAAAGATTTAGCTAAAACAGTTTCCACCTCTTGCAATGCCGCAGCAATTTCAGTTTGAAAACTCATTTATCAGTTTTTAAGCCTCCAATTTGACCCAAAATTTCTTGCATTCTGGCATCGGGAACAAACCAACCGTTGATTTTTGTTATGAATGGTTGAGTTGCTTTAACTCTTTTTATTTTTTTGTTTGCCGGAATTACCACGACCCGAGTCTTGCACCCGCAAATTGACATCAAGAAACTCATTAACAGAATCGGCATTACCATCCGCGACCATTTTGTCAATTTTGTGCAATGTTGCTTTGAGTTGTTCTTTCTCATTTTGTTCTCGCGCGAGTTTTCTTTTTAACCAAAAAACAACAATGGCAGATACAACCGCTAAAATTGCGTTTGTCACACTTGCTTCTTAGCAAGTCCGCGGCTAATTGCGTAAAAACCATTTGCAAGAATGGCAAGCCACCCTGCAGACTCCGCCGGTATTGCGTCGGCTATTGCTGCAACTAAAGCGCCGATTGAACTTAATATTGCAACCCAAAACTCAGTCGTTTTAAAACCGTTTTTTATTTTAGTTTCCATTTTTGTTTTTTATTAAAAAATATAATTTGCAACAGATAAACACCAACGTTGTAACGCTGATTGATATTTGTAGCATTTGCGATAAAGGCAAATAATACGAACCGATACCAGCACTACCAGCGCCGACAACTTGAACGTCGTTTGTATCAATTCCAAACATTGTTATTTTTCAGTTTTTAAACTGTTTTTTAGTTGCGTGAAAAAATACTTTTTTGCCACTTCAGATTGTTCAGTTTGCATGGCTAAATTATTTAATTGTCCGTCAATATTTACTACATGATTAAATAATTTTATTTGTTCATTAGTAAAATTATTAGCGTCATATTCGACACCGTCAATTTCTACATTTTTTTTATTGTCTTCCATGCGAATTTATTCGACTGGTTCCTCGACTGGTTCAGGGGCAAGCGTATTTGTTTCAACGTCCCAGACCATGCCAATAACTGCGAACTGAGCTTGCCACTCGTCAATTTCTTGCTGTGATGCTGCTTGAGCTGCCGCTATCATGTCCTCGTCTGTTCCAGTTTTATCAACTCGTTTATCGATGACAAAATTATTTCCGTTTTCGTCTTTGACTAAAAAGCCAACAAGTTTTTTACCGTCTTCGTCTTTGAATTTTTGAATTATATATTTCATTAAATTATGTTTTTTAGTGCCCACCAGATGACATTACTAAAATTTTAATAGTCGTATTGCTTCCGACTTTATTCGTCACCGTAACCGTAGCATCATTAGCTGCGGTTGTTATTCGAACTGAGCCACTACTACTCGACACACTGAAATGAGTTGAGCCAGCTATTTTCTCGACGCTCGATGCGCTGAAATGGCTAAAAAATAATCCACCCACAGTTGAGCTAGTGTCATAAATTGCAAACATAGCACCCGCGCCGCTAAAACTAGTCGTTGCGTCGTTGGCCAAAGTTAAAGTTTTGGTGTTTTCAATTTTCGAATATGCGTCTCCGTCGCTGTTCGTGTTCGCTCCATTTAATTCTAAAATGCCTTCATAGGTTAACTCCATTCGTTCGGAGTCGTTAATCATCCACCTGTGATAACTTTGGCTAACACCAGAAACACCTTTGGCAGTATACATATCGTTGCCTCGATTATTGTCGCGAATTTTAAACTCACCTTGGTCACTCTGTAATTGATGAACTGTCCCGTTGACTGTTCCCTCAATTTGTATTTTACCGACCGCGTCTTGAGCTAAAATCGCACCTCCCTTGACTGTCCATTTCTGCACCGGAGTTCCTCCAACTCCAAAATGTGTGCCGCCTGAGTTAACTTGTATCGTACTGTCAGTTAGGGTCGTGCCGTTAGAGAACACCGGTATGTAATATTGTGTCCCGCTTCCTGAAATTCCTGAGCCTCCTCCTCCACCGCCTTCGTCTCCCCATTCTAAAACGCTTCCGCTTGATGGAACTTTTAAAATTTGCCCACTGCTACCGATTGCCGTCGGTAATGTAAAATTATTTAATGTAACCGCTCCATCTGCGGCAACTGATAATTTAACAGACCTAGAACCCGCCGATCCTGTTTCAATTGAACATATCGGGCCAGAAACAACAGCCCCATTACTAGAATGCTTATATAAAAAAGCCTCTCCGCCCGACGTGCTTGGTGTTGTGTTGTTTTCTAAACTTGTAAAATCTGAAACAACCGCTTTTTTAAATAGTGTAAAACTCATTTTTTATTAATCGTATGGTGAATATTCAATTGCCATGTAACCAACACCATCACCAGCAGTTACATTTTCAACCGTAAATTGATCAAGTGTTAATTCTTCATTACCCGGTGACCCCAAGCTCATAACATCCCCCGGTTGCAATGGTATTCGAACCGATCCGCCGGTTTTCATGAAATAAACTGTTCCAGTGTTTTCAGTTTTTGCACTCTTATGTGCAACTAATATTAAATTATCCGCTTTAATCGACGCCGCGCCTAAAACAGCGCTTGAATTTGCGCCAGAAACCACTGTATATGCATCTGCAATTGATATATTTGACATTTTTTATTTTATAAAAATTAATTAATTTTCGAAACTCATCAACAACCAACGAGTTGAACCACCGTCATAAATAAAAGTCATCATTTGGGTACCCCCTGAACCTGAAACATTTCCCTCAGAACTCGTTATTATTCGATTGCTCGCCGTGCTCGAAATATTAGATTGATGATAAACGTTTACGTTGTAGCTTGCATTTGAATTATAAACCCGCAAAACACGACCATCAACGCCGCCTTGAATACCAACAATATTAACATCACCACTAACACCGTTTAATTTCACAAAACTTGTATTATACGGGTTAACAACAGCGTTACCGCTGGTGACTGTTGTGTCGTCCAAACGGCTTGTAATTAAATGTCCGGCATTACTAATTGTAATTGCTCCAGTTAGTGTCGGGTTTGTTATGGTAGATGATGTAATTGTTCCACTGGTAAGGCTTCCAATTGTGCCGCCAATTGATGTTGCATTTGCAATTGTTGAACTATTTATTGTTGAGTTGTTTAAATTACTGAATGTTGCTGATCCTGTTGAGGCAAATGTTGCTGATGTGCTAATAGTGCCGGTAACAGTGTTTGCGGCTGTTAGTCTTAAATAACGATTATCAGCACTATTCACATTTAATAACGCTTCAGAATTTGCTGATAATGTTGAATCTGTTGCAGAAACATTTGCATTAGAGGTGGCGCTCGATGCCGTATCGAATAATGACGGATAACCGTTGTTATTTGGTCGAATTGTAAATTTTCTAGCGCTGTTATTATAATTATTAAAATGGATACCTTGATATGCGCTTGTTTCAATTGACGTGTTATTGTCAGTTGATCCGTTTCTAATTGTTAAGCTGTCAATATTTGAACTTTGCAAGTTTTTAGCGGTTATCGTTTGCGCTCCTGTCAAACTTGCAAAATTACCAAATGCTGCGTCGGTTGTTCCAAATGTCCCGGTTGCCAAGCTAATAGCCGAAACCAAGTCGTTTGCGATTATTGTTCGGGTTGCGCTCGGTTCAACTGTGATTGGCATTCGAACATTATAAGCGCTTGTTACTGTTAAAGTTGTAAGCGTGAACGTCGCCCACGATCCGATTTGTGAATATGTCAACACTCCGTCAACTTGTGTAGTAAGTTTGACCGAGTCAACGTCCACGCTTTGAAGTATCAACGGTCCGGTGTACGGGTTACCCGCAATTTGTGAAAATAAATTAGCTTTTGAAATTGCGGCACTTGCGCCAATAGCAATTTCAGATGCGGGATTTGCTACGGACGATTTCCAAGTTCTAGTTACTCCGTTAATTATTAAGGTGTTGTTGTTGCTTGGATTAGCTGAAATATCAATTTGTAAAACTTTGCGAGTTGCTGCATCAACTGTTAAAGACAATAATAAAAATACAAATATAAAAATAAACTTCATTTAAAATGTTACGTTGTCCGATTTGAATTCTCCGTTGTTTGTGCAATATAAAATTATACCTTTCGTGCCATCGGGAGATACTAAAGTTATTGAATCTCCTGCGGCACCAATTTTACTTGCAAAAGTAGCAGTTGCTTCGACTGTTGTTGGGTAAGTTTCTGAGGCAAGATCAACCGGCGTTGAGGTTTTTAAACCGTCGGCTCGAACTGTAATTTGCCTCATTAATTCGGTCGAATATGTGCCCGACCCGGTTCTTGCTTCTATTTCAAGCTGAGCAATTGCGCTTGTTGTTGATCCAAGTAAAGTTGTGACACCATTTGCGTTTAATAACAAGGTACCCTCATGTTCGTTCGTGTCGGTGTTTTGTGTTAGATTTGAATTTGTGTGAACTGTCTCCGATCCGCTTGTTGCATGAGGTGAAGTCAATCCGATTTTTAACGTATATGCATCTGTGACGATCGAATATGGGTCCGCAATTCCGCCCCCTACTTTTGGAGATAATAACGTAACAGAAATTGGAACAACGTCGCCTTGGAAAAATGTTGGTAATGTTACCTCTTGAGTTGATGTTAAGCTTTTAACAAGTTTATTGCGCTCCGTGTCAACGTAAAGTTTAAGTAACGATCCCATAATTTTTTTTAAAATGGACCGCGCACCGTCCCGAACAAAAACGGCACGCGATCCGACATACTAACAGTTACAATTAGGATAATTTAGCGTCTTTAATAAACGAAAACGCTTGGCCTTGACGAATTGCAATATCAACGTCCATTAAGGCGCGAACTCTAACAGTCCCGGCGGCGCTGCCTGTGTAGGGATCTGTCAAAATATCTAAGCCAGGACCGAATTGGCCAACTATCAACTCGTTGAACGATCCAAAGATAATTGCATGACAAATGCTCGATGCAGAACCTTTTGTCAGGTTGCTTGGAACACCGCTTGAAGCAAGAACACGATAACCAAGAAATTGATTAAATGTGTCCATGATAAAACCGTCGCCCCCGTTTGAGTTTTTAGCAACTGCCAACATTTTAGCCCGCATTTCTGGAGTGGTTAAAAACACACCTTCGCCACTTAATGCATTATCTTTTTCAACTTGAGCAATCAAATCGAGAACTTTTGCAAATGTTGGAACAGCTCCATTTGTACCCATTGCAACGGTCGCGGCGTCTGAGTTGCTTAATATGCCACTTGGCTCGTTACTAGCGCCGCCTTCAATTGCGACGTCGTCAAGTTTAACAGCAATCGCGCTTGTTAAATCGTCGCGTACCATGTTTTCGACATCAATTGCGGACTGAATTAACAACGTCCTAGAAATGTCTGTAAACGCTCCTAGAGTGTTAGGTGTTAATTGAACTTGTCCGATTGTTTGTGTCTGTTCTGCGGCGGCGGCGTTTTCTGTTACAAATGCGGCTGAAGCTCCTGCGGTTACTTTTGGTATATTGACAGTACCAGATAAGCCCCCAAGAAAACGACTACCAGCGTCGGCAACAACAAGTTTTGACCGCAACGCACTTATTAAATCAGTGTCTGTTACAGTTGGCACAAGTTTAGCACCAGCACTAGAAGCACCCGCGGTTAAATCACGTTTACTCCATGCGTTTTGAACATCGCCCGGGACAAAAAAACCTTTTGGAGTTGTTCCAAAACGTTTAGCAACTGCCTGAGATGCTTCCATTTCAAGACCCGCGTCCTGTGGTCGACCATTAGCGGCGGCGAGGATTGCGCGTTGTAGTGAATAGTTTTCAACCTCTTTAGTTGAAAGTCCGATTTCTTCCCTCTCATTGTTTGCAACGGGAGTTTCGACGGGTTGAGTGGCTCGTTTTTCAAGCAAATGATCTTTAAAATTATCAACACTTTTTCCCTCTGCAATAAAGCTTAGTGCTTCATCTGTTGCGCCAAATTGGCGGCCGATCTCTGCAATTTTATTAGCTCGATCATCGGCTTTTACTTCTATTGATTTTTCCATTTTATGAATTTTATTTTGTGCATCCATCGATTTTTGACCGTCGTCAATTTCGTTTTTTGCGAGTTGTGGCTCGGTTTCCGTTTCCGGCTCCGTTTCCGGTTCGTCCGGCTCATTGTCCGGCTCGGCTTCGTTATCATTGCGAGCGACCCCGACGGACGTATCCGCTGGTATGCTTACAATGCTAACCTCTAGGGGTGACCAATTTGTAGCACGATAAACGTCCCCGTCTTCGCTGTCGTCGTCTTGATCGAACTTGTCGACGCGGTATCCGACCGAGACCATCGACCTAATACCGTCTAAAATATCTGTAAAAATTTCTTGCCCAAGAGCGGACCGGCTAAATCGAACTTTTGCACGTCCGACACGGTCCGGGTCAATTCTCGCATCTTCTACAACGCCAATTTGTTGGCCTCGATCATGTTCAAGTAAAAGAGGTGCGGAATTATTTAAACGATCAAGATTTACGCTTTTTGGATTGTGATCCAATACTTCGCGGCCAAATGATCGGTCAACGGGTTCCTCGCTTGAAAAAGCAAGTTCGACAGTCCGATTTTCTTCATCAATTGCGCTACGTTCAAACTCAATTGTTCGATGTTGCACTTGGCTAATTATGTCTTTTGCCATTTTGTTTTTGTTAATTGGTAGCGGTGTTTTTTGGTTTAAATGTTTTAATTGCTGACATCATTTTATCAACGGTTGAATCATCGAGACCGAGTGAAGTTAATAACTCGACTCCGGCTTTTGCGGGCATTTTTCCACTTACAATTTGTTCAATCACAGAAAGTGCAGCTTGAATTTGTGCCCCGTTTAAACCGGCGTCGGCTGGAACAGCTAAATTGTCGGGTGTTTCGTCATTTTCTGGCTTTTTTGCCTTTGCAGGTTTGCCGCTTGTCTGTTCGTCGTCGTCGCTTTCCTCGGTTAACTCAACGGCTAGTGAATCACCTAAGACAATGCCCGCGGACTCGATCAAGTTTTGATCCTCGCGTAAATCATCAATTACATCCTCAAAATCGCCGCCCATTTCGTTTACAACTTGACGCCGCGATTTTAAACCCGCCTCAATGCTTGTAATGTTTGCTTGAACATCTTTTAGAGGGTCTACCCATTGCCAACGTCGTCCGCGAAACTCGGCCGCGTTGAATTTTTCAAATTTTTCCGCTGGTAATTTTAAATTATCTGTTAGAAGCGCTTGAGATAACCAAGCGTTAAAAACCGGTCGACATAAATGTTCAATAATATAATTTTGCAACGTCTTATATTCCTCGCGTTCGTCTAAAAGACCGGCTCGAATACTTGAATAGTTAACACCTTCCAAGTCATTAGCTAAAGTGTTATAGCTAACACCTAGACCACTTGCGACCCCTCGTAAAACCGCTTTATTAAAATCGCCAAACGCTGAATTTGGGTGTTGAAAATCTACCGCTTTAAAATCTAAACCTTGCGGCAAACGTTCAAAACTTCCCGGTTCGGCTTCATATATTAAATTACCGTCGTCGTCTTCATTTGAAACATAACCATCAGGAGTGTTTTCGACATAAAAACCCATTTTAGATGCTGACACTCGCGCCGCAACTAGCTCCGCTTCCCGATACCCCTCCAGCATTTTCAAACCCATTATTGCAGACGCTAACCATGGGACGCCTTGCGTTTGTCCCGGTCGATCTTTCAAATATAAATGTATAATTTCTTGAGCCGGGACTCTCTCTCTTTTGTTAGCTGCGTACCCATTAATGATGTTTTCTCCCGGGTGCCGTTGTAAAATATGGTATGCAATCGGTTTACCAAATTTATCAGTTTCAATACCAAAACGAATTTGTCCGTTTTCAGTTTTATCATTTAAATCATGGTCAACGTGGTCGGCTTCAATAATTTGCAAGGCAAATTTATGATTATTTTTGTAACCTCTTACAAAACGAATCAGAACCGAACCATCTCGAGCCATTGAGCGCAAAATAAGCCGTTGCACGTCAATCCACGTTGTACAACCATCAACACAACAATTGTATTTATTTCCCCAATCTCTAAACGATTCCTCAATTTTTTTATTAGCTTCTTGATCGAGGTTGCCGCTAAAATCGCGGCTCTTCATTTGCAAACTAATTCCGGTTGATCCTAAAACATTGTTCTCAATTGCTTTAAAATATCGCCGTGCATAATCGTTATTTCGTTCGAGTTCTCTTGATCGCGCTCTTAGTGTTTTTAAATCGCCTTTTAGTTCAGCATCACCACTTGTAATAACTGTTGCCCAATCATTAGTAAGGCGATTAATTTTAGCACCCGCAAAACTACGTTTTGACGTTTTCGGCTCAAAACCAAACCGATTTGCAAGTTTTGTAAAAAATTGTTTCATTGAAATCTTGTTAGAATTCTACGCCCGGAGCCGCGTCCCATTTTTAGACGTTCAGCCGTTTTTTCTCGATCAACCTCGATTCGGTAACGTGATCTCAAAGCCAATAAATCTCCATGAGGTATGGAAGAAAGCGAATTACCTTCGACGCTAAAGTTAAGAATTTCTTTTGTTGCTCGAGATTCTAAAACAGATTCAATTGCATCGAGTACAATTTGTGCATGACTTCGCGGATCGTAAGATGATGCTGCGGTTGCTGGGTCGGCTTCGATTTTTAAAATGCCATTAAAAATTTCGTAACGTTCACCAGATTTGGAAACGTATCCGCGGAAATCCCAAACGCCGGGTGAGTATGACGCCGTTGAGGATGCGGCAACGTTAACAAGGTGCGCGTCACTGTTTACGCTCGTTGTTATTGTAATTCCACTTGAGCCGGTTTTTCGGAGATAGTAGGTCAACGACCAAGAATCACTTGCCGGGTAATCTGAAAAATTCCGTTCCCATTTCCATGTATTACCAGCAACTAAAGTGTCCGGTTCTGTCGTCGGAGTCGATGCCGCCATTTATTTTTGTTCAATGGTAGCGACAAAAAAAACCCGCCGTGAAATTCGGCGGTGTTTAATTAACTAGTTTGTTTTTTTGGTCAACCCCTAACTCAACGCCAAGATTGGGCAAATCCTCCGGGCCGATTAGGTCGGTTTTTGACCGGTTGTGTTTTTGTTTTGTTTGGTTGTATTAAATAATCTCGAGAATCTTTAACCGGTTCAGGTTTCGGCTCGATTTTAACTCTTTGTCGATCAAGGTTAAGCCGCATTGACTCAACCGCGGCTATTGAGTACGCCCACAAATCAATTGATTCGTTTCGTTCAGCAACTTTTTTGTATTCAAACACCGGAAACCCGCGAACATATTTCGTTCTTTTTTCCTCGGCTCGAAACATTGCAAAATATGATTCATCAAAACCGCGCCCCTCGGGAAAATGTAAATATCTTGGACCAACGTCGGTGATTTTCAATCGACCAAATAAAAT